GTTATTGAGGTAGAGGCTGAGATAGAAATGGAACTAGAAACGGATTTAGAGACCGAAACAGAGGCTGATACAAATGTGGGAGGAGAAGAGAATACAGAAACAACCACAGAATCAATGTCAGAGCCAGACCAAACAGAAAATAACCTATCCGAGAACGATGTGGAAGAAACCAACGAACAAACCTCAGAGGCAAAAGAGGAAAAACAAGAGACGCAATCAGACGAGGAATCCAAAGAAGATAAAACCAAAATAGCTGAAAAACAAGAAGAACAAAAGAAAGAATCGCAACAACAAGAGACAAAGAAAAACGAAAAAACCAAGACAGCAGAGAAGAAACAGACATCAAAAGAAAAAGCCGCCAAAAAGGTTATGAAAAAAATTGATGATAAAAAAAGGTATGATGAATCTAGTCAAATAAAAACCCTTGTTGTTATGCAAGTATTGGGGAACACTAAAACATTTTTTGAGAGCCAACAACAGTTAAATGATAGGGCTGAATTTTTTACAGACTTCACTTTGCCAGATGCCGTAATTTCTGATAATGATTTAGCTGGGTATTTTTTATTTATTGGAAGTGATGGCATAATGAATGAAATGGTAGAAAGTCAGTATAAATAATGGCAAAGAAATTTAAAAATTACGAGGCACATGAGCCAGTATATCACAAAACGAGTATTGGTCGTAGAGCAAGTAAAGCTAAAATGAATAAAGATACAAGAAGAGGATTTTCTAAGAAATATAGAGGGCAAGGTAAGTAATGGCTAAACAACAAACTGAAATAGATATTGGCGGCATTAAATTTAAGGGCGGTAGGGTTTTTCTCATAATAACCATTATTAGTAGTTTTGTTGGTGTATTATGGGGCGGGTTTGAGGCATATCAGAGATATCTTGATATGGAGGCCAAGATAAACAATTTTGTTGCACCTGATCTTTCTGATTATGACAAAAGAATAGACCTTATCCAACAAGAGGTAGAAATGATGCAATCAGAAATGTCAATGATCTTAGAAGAAGTAAGCCTTATTGCAGATGTAACCAGAGATATGAAGAACGAAATTAAAGGGGACGTAAGGCGAATTGAAACAATCGTTGAAGATGTAGAAACCAGAGTAAAAGAAGATAGCAGAGAAAATTCCAAAGATTTAAAAGAGGCCATTGATGATATTGAACAACAAATGAAAGACTTAGAGGAAAAAACAAATATGCAAATTAAAAAGGCCCTTGAAAACCCACTTAGTCAAATGAAATGAAATGGATATTAATTACTTATATTTGTAGTATTACCACAGGACAATGTCCTACAAACTCAATAACTGGATATCAATTTGATAACCATATTGATTGTGTGGTAGCTGGATATAAACTTTCTCATTATAAATTTACAAAACTACAAGAGTTAGAAGAGTTAGAAAAAGAATACATTGAAGAAAAAAAGCTAGTAATTAAATTTGAATGCAAAGGATTGCAAGCAACGAACACATAAGGTATAAATCACTATGACTAAAATAGCACCAAAAACAACTAAAGAGCATATTGTAAACATTTATAATAAGATTGAGTTGTTAGAAACGAATCATATCCACCACTTACAAAAAGAGGTGCGAAAGTTAAATTATGTACTATGGACTATTGGGTTCATGGTTGCTACTCAGTTTATTGCATGGGTACTTAAAACATTAAACTAATGTACGAATCAGTAAAAAAGAAAATTAAAGCATCTGAGGGTTTTTCAAATAGAGGATATTTCCTAGAATACAAAGGTGCTGACGGACAAAAGATCAAAGAAGATTTCATGACGATTGGTTACGGCCACAAATGCGTAGATGGCGACCCTTACCAACCAAATGTAGATTATCCTACAGAACAATTAGAACAGCAGTTTGAAAAAGACTTTCAAGTTTATTTAAATGCCGCTGAAAGATATATTGGTAAATGTATTGTCCCTGAACACATTAAAGAAATCATTATAGAAACTGCATACAATATTGGAGAGCCGAGACTTTTCATGTTTAAGAACATGAGAGCAAAGATGCAAGAGAACGATTGGCAAGGTATGGCGGCAGAGTTAAGAGACTCCAAACTATACAGAACTTTGACATCAAGATATGAGCCTCTTGCGAAAATCATAGAGGAGACTTAAAAATGGCTTTAGGAAAATTATTTGGTGGTGGTGCTATCAAAGCTGTTGCGGGTGTTATTGATGATTTACACACCAGTGACGAGGAAAAATTACAATTAAAAAATAGATTTGCTGAAATAGAGTCTAAACTTAAAGAAAAACAAATGTCTATCAACTTGGCAGATGCTCAATCGACTGCTGGTGGTATATCAGGAATGTTGCAAAGATCATGGAGACCACTTATTGGTATGTCATGTGCTTTAGCAATATTTTGGGAGTATGTATTATCTAAATTTATATTATTCTTTTGTGGATTATTTCAGTATGAAGTGACAAATATACCACAGATGGATATGGGAACTTTAATGCCCCTCGTTATGGCTTTACTTGGAATGTCAGGTATAAGAAGTTTCGAGAAATTAAAGAAAATAAACACCGACAAAGGAAAGGAGTAATTTATGGTCAAAAAGAAAATTGAACAAGAAGTTACTAAGTGGTGGCACGCATTTACAGAAATGAAATCTTGGGTGCAAATATTAATTGCTGTTGGAGTGGCTGTAGTGGCTCACAACTTTATTCTTCACTAGACTATGGCTAAGAAGAAAAAGAAAACAGTTGGTCTGACCACAAAACAGAAAAAGTTGCCTAAAGCGTTGCAGATGGCAATTTTGAAAAAACAGAAAAAAGGGAGATAATATGCCTTATCACACTGGCAAAGGTTCTCACTCTAAAGGCATGAAGAAATCAAAAAAATCTAAAATGTCTAAGATGAGTAAAAAAAGAAAAAAAAGACGATAATGGTTAAGGTTGCATCTATATCAAAGTTTACCAAAGACTTAACTGCGAGACAAAGAAAGACAATGAACAGACACGCAAGACATCATTCTTTGAAACACATGAGATCAATGGCTAACTCTATGAAAAAGGGTGCAACCTTTGCTCAGGCCCACAATCGTGCTATGAGATCGGTTGGAAAATGAGTGGATTTACTACTACTGCAACAATTTCAGAATTAATAGACAAAAGGCCCATAACTCGCAAAAGAAGAGTTAAGATTACTCTTAAAGCACCTCAGAATCGCAAATTAAGGGCCTCTCAGCGGCTCTTAAAGGTAAAAGGGTAGTTAGTACCCCCAAACCTCTTTCCTAGCCTCTAGGACGGCTGTATCACGCCAAATCCAATCATCAGGATTAGGAATAATGCTATTTTTGACATCTTCCTTAGAATTTACTGTTTCAAGATATTTTCCCATAACAGATATAATATGCTCACATACTTTCATGGGCGTATCATAATCACTAAGGTTCATAGGCACAAAATCAGCACCAGTTTTTTTAGATATTAGATACCAAAGTTTCTGCTGTGCATTTGTCCCTCTATGATAAATAGATTGTTGCATAGCATGAGACGTAGATAAACCACTAGGTTTACGCTTGGTTGTTTTAAGATCAATGTAAAAATCCTCTTTTGTTTGCTTATCCTCAAAATGAAAGTCTGTGTAACCGATTATAGGAATTCCACTAATCTCTAATTCAACTTTCTTTTGATAACCGATAAGATTCCATTTGAACCCAAACTCTCTGAATGCCCCAACACCTTTTTCAAATAAAGGAATAAGATTATATTCCTCATCTGTAGTTTTAGGGTCATCAAACAATTTACAGTTTGCGTGGTACTCATCAAACATCTTATCTATTGCCTCTTGTTTATCTAAACCATTCAGCCACATATTAAGACCAGACTCTACAGCCTTGCCCCGTTCTGCCGCCGCAGATGATGGGAACTCGTAATGAAAGATACGCTTTAAGGCCCAACGATCTCTTTGGAATGCAAATTCATTTAGATGGCTAAAGGACAAGGGCAATAAACTTTTATCGCCCTCATCAAATTTTTTGAAATTTTCGGGTTTTTTGAAAAATCGGTTTTTTAGCTTATTTAATCGCTCTGGGGGTCCCGGGGCCATTAAAATCGAATGCAGCTTCAAAAAATACCCCGGGGGACTTATCTACAGCTTCAGATCGTAGAATTTTCATAGATTTTCATTGATTCTGGTTTATTTTCACAGTATTTTGCTTATAAACGATACTTTAACACTATAATTGGACCCTGGGACCTATCCAGGATTGTAGACAATGGTCGACTCTATATTTTGACTGAATATAATGTATTTTGGACTGGTCTGGCTCGGTCCGGCCTGGTCCGGACCGGTCCGGCCTGGGTCCGGTCCGGGTCCGGCCCGGGTCCGGTCCGGAAACATAGATATCATTGTTATTATCATGATCATCATCAGTAGTATCATCATAATCATGATTATCAACATGCTCATCATCAACATAAGTAACATAAATTTCATCCATGGATGCATCATCACTGGTGTCAACAACAACACCCTCCATTGTAGGCAATTTTCACAAGAAGTCAAAAACAGATACACGTAAAACTTATTCTACTTATAAAGAAGAAATTTTAATACCACAATGAAAAT